TCAAGGTTCTGGCGAAAAAACAGAGGGTTCCTCTAACGATTCTCAAGATGGAGAGAATCAAGACGGTCAGAACAAATCTGAACTGGAGCAAGATTCGCAGGGACAGTCTCAAACTGAAGGTGAATCCTTCGGTGATGATATGAATAAGTCTATGGAAGCGCCAAATGGTGGTGGTTTCGGTCAGGAGGCAAGTAATCAGCACGGTGAAACCAATAAAGATGAACTGACTTCCAAAACTTCCCGTTCTTTTGATGAAAAGTCTAAAGACCTTGTGGATAAGTATGCTCAAGAAACTCATTATGTGGAACTTCCCAAAATGAATCTTGAGACGATGATTATTCCTAACGATTTCATTCATCGTAAAGCAACAGAATTTTATAACAATTCTGGAACTTATTACAAAGATTCCTTTGAGCATAGTTGTAAGGAATACAATACTTACAAGAAGTCTGCAGAGAAGGAAGTTTCTTATCTGGTAAAAGAGTTTGAGTGTAAGAAGTCTGCTGACCAGTATGCTCGGTCCAGCACCGCTCGCACGGGTGTTCTCGACACTTCTAAACTCCACACCTATAAGTTTAACGAAGACTTGTTTAAGAAGGTCTCTGTGGTCCCTGACGGTAAGAATCACGGTCTTATTTTCATTCTTGACTGGTCTGGTTCAATGAATGAATTTCTTCTGGATGCTTATAAGCAACTGTTGAATCTCATTTGGTTCTGCCGTAAGGTGAATATTCCTTTCGAGGTGTATGCATTCACTTTGGATTGTCATTCCTATATGGAACTGCAACCCAATCATCCTCCCGTATATGAAAAGGTTGCAGGTGTTCTCTCTCCCGAGGCATCGTTCCGTCTGATGAATTTCTTCACCAGTAAAGTGAATAATCGTGTTCTTGATGAGCAACTCAAGAATATCTGGTGTGCTTGCTATTCTTATCAGAAACGTGCTGGTGTTGTTCCTCCTCACCTGGACCTTTCGGGTTCTCCTATTGGTGAAAGTATTATGGCACTTCACTCTGTGATTCCTGATTTCCAGGCAAAGAATAAACTTCAGAAGGTGAATGTTATCTTTTTGACTGATGGTGAAGGTTATCAAAACTCTGTGACGGTTTCTCGCAAAGGTCGTTATCCTGATTCTCCTGAATTTATTGGAAATACAAAGCACGCTCGTACTGCGATTCGTGACCGCAAGACTGGTCGTGTGTATCCTGCTCTGGATTATGATAACTTCCCTCGTTATGCTAAAGTTCTTCTGCAGACTGTGAAAGATAGGTTCCCAACTGTGAATCTTATCAATTTCCGTATCACTCCTGGTCGTGATTTTGCGACTTGCTATCGTTGGTATGGAAGTGGTCAAGAAAATTATGAAAAAGTGAAGGCAGATTATCGCAAGAATAGTTGTGTTCAATTCACTGGAACTGGTTTCGACCAATTCAATGTGATTGCTTCATCTTCTCTCGCACAAGATGAGGACTTTGTTGTTCCTGAGAATGCAACAAAAGCACAAATTAAAACTGCTTTCACTAAAGTTCTTGGCAAGAAAAAGACTAACAAGAAACTTCTGGGTTCTTTTATTAGTCTTGTTGCTTGATATCTGTGTGGGGAGTATTTAGTACTCCCTTTTTTATAAATAATAAAAAATATAAATGAATAATATGTCTCCTTACGAACATCACCAGATACTTAAATTTTTATATTTTGAAGGATATGCTGACTCCTATCAGGAAGCTGATTATCTTCTTGAAGAGATGAATGATGATGACTTTTCATACTTATATGAGGAAGTAATTGAAAACAAAAAAATAATCAATCGCCTTCTTGATGAAGGATATGCTGAAACCCCAGAAGCAGCAGAAGCAATTATGGTGAATATGAGTGAAGAGTGGAGAGAAAGTATTATGATTGATGAGGGTCTTGATATGAAGACTTTCAAGGCAAATCGTAAAAAAGCAAAAGCATCTGCTACTCGTGCTGATGCTGTGAAGAGAGGTCATGTAGGTAAGGAATGGTATAACAGCGGTAGAAGGTATTCTCCAGATGAAGCAAGGAGAGGTCGTGCAAACATGGATGATGAAGAAAGACGTACAAGACATCGTAGTGCTGTAGATCCTGATAATGAGAATGATGATAACTTCTCTGCAGATAAGACAAAGAATCCTAAGAAACTCCGTAAGCAAAGAGCAATGGGAGAACTTGGATAAGGCAACTTTCTAAACTGTCCTCCGACCCCCCAAGGGGTCTTTTTTTGTGTTATGATTACAGAGTAATCGACCAAACCGATGCCTTCCAAATCTAATATTATGATCGACCAAGCAATCTCTGTTCTGAAGGAAAAGTATGGCACCGAGTTTGGTGTTGATGCTGTCAAAGAAGTTGCGGACCAACTGAATACTTCTTATGCGACCCTTTCCAAGTATCTGAATCAATACAAGGTGGGTCGTGGCAAATGGAATCTGGAGCAAACCGTGCAAGACCTTGAAGAAACTTACAACTCTGCTGCTGCAGAAGGTTCCGATACGGTTCCTGGTGTGGCAACTATGAATTCTGTCGTCCAAAATCTTATTCCCAACAAAGATGCTACCTTCGTCAGCTTTGGTAACTTTTCGGATATTAAAAAAGTTGTTCAGTCTGGTCTATTCTATCCTGCTTTCATCACTGGTCTTTCTGGCAACGGAAAAACTTTCGGTGTGGAACAGTCTTGTGCCCAACTTGGTCGGGAACTGATTCGTGTCAACATCACTATCGAAACTGATGAGGATGACCTGATTGGTGGTTTCCGTCTCGTGAATGGGGAAACTGTGTGGCATAATGGTCCTGTGGTAGAAGCAATGGAACGTGGTGCAATCCTGCTGCTTGATGAGATTGACCTGGCATCTAACAAGATTATGTGTCTGCAATCTGTTCTTGAGGGTAAGGGTGTGTTCCTCAAGAAAATCGGTAAGCACGTTGTCCCCAAGGCGGGTTTCAATGTGATTGCAACTGCCAACACCAAAGGTAAGGGTTCTGATGACGGTCGTTTCATTGGCACGAATGTTCTCAACGAGGCATTCCTAGAACGATTCCCCATCACCTTTGAGCAGGAGTATCCTACCATCAGTGTTGAGACTAAAATCTTGACCAAAGTGGCAGAGTCTCTTAATATTCCTATGATTGGTGAGCATACTGATTTTATTAAGCACCTTTGCACCTGGTCTGAGATTATTCGTAAGACTTTCAACGATGGTGGTATTGATGAAGTCATCAGCACTCGTCGTTTGGTTCATATCATCAAGGCATATTCTATCTTCGGTAAGAAGGACAAAGCAATCAAGGTTTGTCTGAATCGTTTTGATGATGAAACCAAATCAACTTTTGTTGAACTGTATGATAAGATTGACGCAGAGTTCCAATCTTCTATTGACAAAGACCAAGTAAATTGATAGGATATGGGGAGGTAAATATATCTCCCTCTTTTATTATGGATGAGCATCTTTATTCTGATAATGATTTTAAATTTATGCCTGATCTGAACAAATATGAGTTTTCTATTAACTCTACTGATATGATTGATATTAAAAAAACTGCCGTGACAAACACAAATCATTTTTGGAAATATAATGAGGATAAAATCCTCAAGCAACTTGAAGAATACATTGCTGGCACTTATAGGCAGCATTATGTCGATCGAACTGGAGGTGGAACAGAACAAACAATCGATAAAATCAAACACAATCGCCGCGAAGGATTCTGTGCGGGTAATGTGACCAAGTACATTGATCGTTATGATACTAAAGGCACTCCTCGTGCAGATCTTTTTAAGGTTCTTCATTACACGATTCTTCTGATCAACCATCTCAACCTTATTGAAAACAAGTGATTATGAAACTCTCCGATAAAACTTTGACTCTGCTAAAAAACTTTTCTTCTATTAATCAATCCATTCTGTTTAAAGAAGGTAGTTCGCTACGGACGATTAGCGTTATGAAAAACATACTGGCAGAGGCAACTATTGAGGAGGAATTGCCTAAGGATTTTGGTATCTATGATTTGAACCAGTTTCTGAATGGACTTAATCTGCATCAGAATGCAGATCTAGATTTTCAGAATGACGGGTATGTTGTAATTAAGGAAGGAAAGTCGCGATCCAAGTACTTCTTTGCGGATCCAAATGTGATTATTACTCCTCCAAACAAGTCCATCTCTCTCCCTTCTGAAGATGTTTGTTTTATTCTAGATACTAAAGAATTGGATAAACTTCTTAAAGCTTCTGTGGTTTATCAACTTCCAGATCTATCTGTTGTTGGTGAAGCAGGTGTCGTGAAACTGGTGGTTCGTGATAAGAAGAACGACACATCTAATGACTTCTCTGTGGTTGTTGGTGAGACTGATGAAGTATTCACCTTTAATTTTAAAGTGGAAAATCTTAAAATTTTGCCAGGAACTTACGAGGTAGTTATCTCACAGAAACTTCTTTCTAGGTTTAAGAATACTGGTTTTGATGTTACATACTATGTCGCGTTGGAGCCTGACAGTACTTTTGGATGAAAAACTGGGACGAACTCTTTGGCAATCTTCCTGATACTGAAAAGGATAAGATTGCCCTTCTTCGAGTAATGGAATGTGCAAATGGATGCATTCAATATGCATTTAGAGATAATAAATCGTTTCAACTTTCTCTTGATGATACTAGAAAGGCAATGAAGTTTAGTATGTCTTGTATGAAGACAATGACAATTCCTCTTAAGGAAGAACTTATTACCTTTGCATATGAAACTGAAAAACTTTGTAGAGAAATTAGAGATCTCTATATTAGTGCGTTTAAAAATGGAAATGAGAAAGACTATAATGAGTTTATGAATGCCTCTGGTGCCACAGTAAATGCTGTTGGTAAAGAAAGATTGGTTTGGGCAAAAGAAATACTGGAACAAAATATCACTGATATACCACCCCAGGCATTAGACTGGGGAGTATCCTACTTGATGCAATTTTTGAAATGAACATCTTTGTTACTTCTCCTTGGCCTGCTGAGAGTGCCATTTGCCTCCCTGACAAACACGTCGTTAAGATGCCTCTAGAGTGCTGTCAGATGCTCTCCATCGTCGCTTCCGACAAGTGGGGGCACGGGTACGGCACTCTCCCTAAGGCGGATGGGACGCCCTACAAGACGGACAGGGGAGCGTTCCGCAATCACCCCTGCACCAAGTGGGCAATGGATAGCATCCACAACGCATATTGGTTGATTAAGCACGGTCTTAACTTGTGCGATGAATACACCTTGCGGTATAGTAAAGTGCATTCTTGCTACAAGACACTAGTGGATGC